GGGGGTTCTTAGCTCTGGATAAGCCAGGGTACCTCATGTTGCGTGTTCGACCTTTTGGACATATTGTCTCAGGGCGGACAAGCTTATTGCACCGGAAATACGTGCCTGGAAGAGAAACTCTTCCAGGACCATTCCCGGGACAAACCGCTTGTCCAAACCTGAAGACCAAGTCTTAGAAAGGGAACCTTTTGATAGAACTGAACCGAGTGCCTGGGTTAATCCCAGGACTAGGTCCTTTTCAATAATCAACTGGTTCCCTTTCCAAGCTAATCTGTCCAGCAGGGAAGTGACTAGTGAGTGGCCAGGAGATATTCTCAGAGCACCATACTCATAATTCCTCTGGTCCAGATCTATGATCTCCTTCGAAATTTTCTTTACGCGTCGTGAAACGACATGAAGATTTAACGAAACAGGAGAATCTAAGATCTGACCAGTGGGTATGAATCTGGAGCTCAGAGATGTAAGACGCGAGTATAGATGGTCATACGCGTCCTCCAAGGCGAGATATCCAGTAGGGATGTGCTTTCTCAAGGCACGCCAATCCGGATACTCAACGAGGGAGGCGGAAGCGACCACCGCGCGAAGCTCTACGATCTGGTCCTCTACATATCCTATAAAGGCATCGAGCAAATGCTCGATGACCCATGTAGAAGTAGGGGATTGGCCGAGTGCCCACACAGAGCCAAAGGAACGAGCATAGAAGTATGATCTTGGGGACCTATCGTCCCTAAGCAATACCTTAAATGCTCGCCTTTGGATATGTGAAATATGCACACGGCCCGTAGGCGAGTCGAAACCCCAGCCACCAAGAGCTTTTGGTAAATGGGGACTTAGGCCAAGTGAAGACAGTTCTTTCATCAAAGAACCTTCACGTAGGACAAGTAGCCATCTTAGAGAAGATGCTACCTCCTTTTGCGCCTCAGTCCACTTAAACCAAATTAAGCTCTTGGAGAAGGTTTCGCCCCACAGGAACTTCGCGGGAAGCTCTTTTGCACCAGGAAATCGGAACTCAGGTGAGACCAACATCTTTACCTTGAGACTCTCAACATACCATAGGTCCCCACGGGGACTTAAGGAGTAAGGAGTCTCTGTAAAGATGGCGAATAGGCGACTCTCAAAGTGGGAGCCAGAGGAAATTATTCCTCCGGCCCACTTTGTGATTGCCTGCTCATAGGCTCTAAATGAGGCACGAGATCTACGTAACTGGATTTGGTCATCACCACAAGAAGCGCATCCGAAGTTTTCCGGGGCCCGAAAGGGCCGCGGACAAAGTTCGAGGTCGTCATCTTGTAGTATAAGAGGCCTCCTTGAGATTACCCGACACAACTGGGCTCCTAGACAACAATTAAATTCATTTAATAGTTCTAGGAGGGCCCAGTTCGCGGGATTACCCATAGGAGTGCCCCTCAGACCCAATCCAGATCTGGTGAAGATTCCATCTCTAGTCTTACATTCATATGTATAGAACTGTTTGCAAACTGAGAGAGGGGAGATAAACTTCAGATATCTCAGGTCCGGTCTGCGATCAACGATGTAAGTCACAAATGACTGACACATGTCGCGGACCAACTCCCGAGAAAAGGTATCTGTAGCAGACGTGAGGTCTACACTCAGGGCCTTGCGGCCCGGAGCGTAATCCAAACGTCTTCTCCATCTCTTAATCCAGTCAGCAAGTGATTTTGAAGAATAACCTTTAAACATCACAACACACTCGGGATCTTGCTCTAGGAATCTGTAAAAGGTCGTCCGAAGAAAGTGGAGGAGTCCAGAGACTATAACCGAAGTTGTAGTCACTATACGGACCTTCCCTCCTCTTTCAAGGACAGGACAAATTACAGAGTCATAGAGCACAGACTCTGAGTCGGGGATCTGGGCATACATGACCTCGAGATACCGAGACATAGCGACATGATCATCTGTTCCTCTAAAGGAATAGATCAAGTCCATATAGTCTCGGTCTCCAAATCGTGGATGGAAAGACCTTTGATACTCCGAGGAGATCAAAGGCCCACCCAGAACTCCCATTCGGGTGATGGGGGCTGTAAGAGCAGCATGGATCAGTACAATTCGATCTATAGTGCTTATACGGCACCCGGTTATTAAGTCAGACAACGTTTGGTCTGATCGGAAATCACGAACTAAGGACTCAAATTCAGTCTCCCACCAGAGATTCTTTCCTCCTTTCCTTCTAGATGCTTCACGGCATCCAGATGGACCAAAGGAGGTCTCTGGTTCGACTGTCTTAAAGTCCTCAGGTTCCGTCCGATTACACCAATCCTGGACCCAGTCAACGGCGAGTTCCCTATACCTTTTCGGTGTAGGAAATTCAGTTGTGACGAGGTCTAGGAATTTATCGATAGACGACTTAACTTTCTTCAAATCAGGATGGGGTAAGGACCTTTTCCAGTTCGAGATGTTCCACAGGCGCTCAGCCACCGGTATCGCATAGGCATCGGTTTCCAATATTCCAGGAAACCAAGCCTGAGCAGTACACCGGAGGGCTGAGCCCAGAACACCATCTCGAACCAGAGGACCCTCTAATATCGATTCAGATGCGACCCATCGCGCGTTATCACAGAGCTCTTTAACAGAATTAATGAGCTCTTGAACGCCCGAACCTGAGACCGTTCTAAGACACCAATAAAAGACCCTGTAGATACCTTGGAAAATCCGAGAACTACGGGGCCCAATTGGGGAACCTAGAACACCCTCAGGAAAGAGGATCGACCAACAAACGATATAACCATCCCAAACTGTCTGGAGTCTAAGTAATTCATCATTACTTAGACTACGCAACAGTTCTAGACATTTGATTCTATCAATGGCCACCACTAGTCCACACTCATACGGAAGCCGGAGCCTCTCGCAGAGGGGTACTTTGGGCTTATCCAAAGAAAAGAACCTCAAAGGGAACCTTAGGACATTCGTCCTAAATCGCTTTTTGGAACTTTTC